ACGAAAGACCTTGAGGATTGGTTCAACCGAGTTGCGCGCGAATCAGAAGCGGCCTAATGACTCCGAATCTTCACAGGGCAATGGTTTACGAACACCTCGTGCGCAGGTGTCTGAATCTGTACGTGGACACGGCAAGGGACATTAAGCGCCATTGGGGACTTGAAATGGAAGAGATAGCCCGCCTCGAGCTGAGATCCCCGCCGAACTTCGTTACTAACTTGATCGCTTCGAACGACTGTGCGGAGAGGTTTGATTTAGTGGGCGTTGAGGGCTTCTACCAATGCCGTGGTCTTTGGTGGCTCGACATTGACGTACGACTAGCGACACGAGGCCTGATCGTTCCGACGCGCGATCGGAAGCGCCCGACATTCATCGTGGGCCTACAGATCTATCGACACGTTAGAGATTCGCGACCCTTCATGCTGAGGGTCCGCCAAGAAAGGATCACCGCATGATGAGTGCGCCGGCGGCCGTTCTCGGGGAACTGAGAAAATTTGACGATGAGGAGCACCGGGCCGCGCGCAGCGTTCGCGCCGTTCGCCCCGTTCGCACCCCGAACACCCCGAACACCCCGAACGCGGGAGGCGGGATATTCAAAGGCGATTCAATGGGCGAATGGCTACGCCAGGCGGCCTTGCGGGAAAAGCCCAAACAGTTGGCTGGCCCATTCTGGAGCCAGGGCGAGTTGACGCTTCTGTTTGGCACTACGGGCGAAGGCAAAACCGCGTTCGCAATTCAAACCACCGACGACATCGCGCGCGGCTATAGCACCACCGGCCTAAAAGTGGAGTCTGAATCAAGCGGGGTGCTGTACTTCGACTTTGAATTGAGCGCGGCCCAGCACCATTTGCGCTATAGCAACGACAACGATCGCGACGACATCTTTGAGTTTTCCAATAACTTCATCCGAGTGGAAATGGATATTTCGGACTACTCACGCGGCATGGAGTTGGTTAACAACTGGGAGCAAGAACTATTAAGTCAGATTGAGGGCTATATCATCGAATCCCAAGCCAAGGTCGTCGTGATCGATAACATCACCTGGCTGTCTCGCGAAACGGATAAAGGCAAATTTGCGCTGCCGTTAATGCAACGGCTAGTTAATTTGAAAAAGGTCCACGGCTTGTCAATATTCGTGATGGCCCACACTCCAAAGCGCGATGAAACCCGGCCGCTCTGTTTGAATGACCTGGCCGGCTCTCGCATTCTCGCTAACTTCGCAGATTCGATCTTCGCTATAGGCAAGAGCGCGAGCGATCCCAGCGTTCGATACCTCAAACAAATCAAATCGCGTTCATCTGAAATCAGATATTCAACAGAGAACGTCGCCACGTTCACGTTCGAGAAGCGCGGGAACTTTTTAGGGTTTCAGTTTACGCACGAGATTAGCGAACGCGAACACCTGCGACCGCTCGGCGACGGCGAAACCGCACACCGGGTCCGACAGGCGAAGGAGCTGGCTGCCAAGGGCGCCAGCCAACGTGAGATTGCCCAGGAGCTGGGTGTCAGCCTGAGCACCGCTAACAAGTACGTGAACGCGCCCGAACACCCGAACGCGGTAAACGCCCCGAACAGTACGAACGCCCGCGAACGCCCGCGAACACCCGCGAACATCGAAATGGAATTGCCCGATGAAATTTACATTCCGCCAAACGCTACCGATGAGGAGATCGATGCGATTTGTGCCGGACGTTGACAACCAGTTTAGCCCGCGAGTTAGCGCATGGGTTTGTAAGGGGACCGTAGTGCGAATCTCGAAAATTCTCCGGAGATACTCGCGGGCTAATTCAAACTTGAGAGGAGCAAAAAATCAAATGAGTACAGAAAAAACAAAGCTTCAAAAGGAGTTGGAAGAGTTGGATCTTCGCCGCGCGGCAATCAAAACCGAAATTGCCGAGACGGCCGAAAAAGACGCCGACTGTGTCGTCTACCGAAGGTCATTCTGGAATACGCAAACCCCGCAGCGTCAGCATGAAATCCTGGCGGACGTGGGGCGCGGCGCCGCACAACTTATCGACTAAAAGGAAAGGAAAACAATGAAGGGAAAAATCGAAGTATTACAGGATGCAATTGAGGCATCCTGTCAGAAGCGAGACGAATTTGCCAACAAGCTAAGATCCGCAATCAACGAGCACGCCGAGGCAAACAAGAGCGGAGACGCGCGGAACATGCTCACGACCTCCGAAGCCCTGGCCCAATCGATCTTGGAAACTACTCAGAAGGTTGCTGCGAATCAAAATTTGCTTGATGAGTATCGAGCGGCCATCGAGGAAAGTTATGGGGCCGAGAGCACGGCCAATCGTGAGAAGTTGGGGCCACTGCAGGAGCAGTTAACTGAAGCCCGCCTCCGGCTTAAGGATAGTGAAGACCAGGTGGCGGCGGAGACCGAGAGGATCGCGCCCGAGGCCGCGATTATCGACAGGCGGAAAAACTACCGACTCGAAATCATCGCAAACACTAACAGTGCCAACCGGGACCTATTAGACCTCGTGAGGCTGGCGAAAGCGGCGGTTTGAATAAATGCCGTTCGCGCAAACAACAGACTGGCGCAAGTTACCGCCGGAGGCGAAGCAGCAATTTCTCGAAATGCTGCAACGCAAGACGGCGAGCAAGATCGGGTCTGCATTCAAGCGGCGATACCGCGACGATTCGGTTTCCTTCGTCGTGGACTGTTTCGACTGGCCCGCCGGCGAATCGCCGGCGGAATACCAGCTCGAGGTTCTGAGTGCGCTCTCCGAAAATCGGCGCGTTGCGATTCGCGCGCCTCATGGCGTCGGCAAGACATCGATCGCGGCTTGGATCGTTCTATGGTTTGCGCTCACCCGGGACGGGAACGAAGGCCAAGACTGGAAGATCGTCACGACGGCTTCTGCCTGGCGTCAGTTGAAGCATTATCTGTGGCCCGAGATTCACAAGTGGTCGCGGCGTTTGCGATGGTCCAAGGTGCTCCGATCGGCTTTCAATTCCGCGGAACTGCTGCAGCTCAACTTGAAACTGCAAACGGGCGAAGCGTTCGCGGTTGCTTCAAGCGATGCGAACCTGATCGAAGGTGCGCACGCCTCAAGCCTGCTTTACCTCTTCGATGAATCGAAATCGATTCCTGATTCTGTTTTCGACGCGGCCGAGGGTGCGCTCGCTTCCGGCGACTGCTACGCCCTCAGCATTTCAACGCCGGGCGAGCCGGTGGGCCGCTTTTACAAGATTCACGCACGACAGCCGGGTCTGGATTCATGGTGGACGCGGCACGTCACGCTCGAGGAGGCGATCAAATCCGGCCGGATAAATCACGAGTGGGCCGAAGAAAAGAAATTGCTCTGGGGCGAAAACTCTGCGATCTATCAGAATCGAGTCCTGGGTGAGTTTCACACCTCGGATGCTGATGGCGTGATTCCTCTAAGCTGGATCGAAGCGGCGATCGAACGCTGGGAGACCTGGCACGAATCGAAAGAGTGGTTTCCGTTCACTTGTGTTAGCGCCGACATCGCGCGCAGCACGGACGGCGACAAAACCGTACTCGCGCTAAGACACCAGCACGTCATCACCGAACTTCGCCGCTTTGCGGTCGCCGATACGATGGTCTCAGGCGGCCACGTGGCATCCGTCCTCAGGGCCCGCGGAGGCTACGGGATCGTTGATCTGATTGGTGTCGGTGCCGGCGTCTTCGATCGACTGCGAGAGCAGCGGCTTAAGGTGCGCCCATTCAACGCATCCGCCTCAGCTCCCGGCAGTATGAAAGACCGCAGCGGCGAGCTGGAATTTCTCAATTCACGCGCAGCGGCCTGGTGGACCTTCCGCGAAAGACTCGATCCGGCGTTTGGCTCAAACATAGCCTTGCCGCCAGATGATCGGTTGATCGGGGACCTGTGCGCGCCCCATTGGAAGATGACAAGCAGCGGGAAGGTGCAAATCGAATCGAAGGACGAAATCCGAAAGCGTCTTGGCCGCTCGACTGACGACGGCGATGCGGTTGTGATGGCTTTCTTCGAAGAGCCCCAAGCGGTTTGGCGAGTAACACCCCTTAACTGGTGACGAAAGGAAAGTGGTCAACAAATGGCAAGGCACAAAATATGGCGAAAAGGGTTCCTGAAATCCCTGGCTGATTGTGGGATTGTTCGAGCGGCCTGCGAAGAGGCGGGAATTGATCCCAAGACGGCCTACAACAATCGCAATGCGGATCCAGTGTTTGCACAGCAATGGCAAGACGCCTTAGACCTGGCGGCTGATTCGCTGGAGGCAGAGATACGGCGCCGCGCATTCGCAGGTAGCGACCTGTTGGCGATCTTTTTGATGAAGGGCTTAAGGCCTGAGAAGTTTCGCGAGAAGGTTTACGTCTCAGCGGCCGAACTGGACAAGATGATCGAGCGCGAACTTTCAAAGCTGAAGGGCGAGCAATCGGAAGAATCCGAGGCCGTCAACTGAGGGTTGAGATGAATACCGCGGCACCAATAACGGGCGATCAGATAGTTGCGGCGGCGCGCGCTTACATCGGTACGCCCTTCAAACTTCACGGCCGCGACAAGAGCGGAATTGATTGCGTTGGTCTGGTGGCCTGCATCGCCAAGCAGTTCGGAATACAGTGCGACTTTCTGGACTACAAAGACTCGCTGGACTTCGGCGAAGTTGATCGGCGGCTGAGCGCGGCGGGATTCTCTCGGGTTGATCAATCTAATATCAGAGCGGGTGATCTGATGACAATGCGGGTTTACAACCGAACCGGCGGCGTGTCGATCATAGCGGGCCTCGACAGTTCGCAGTTTATGGGCATCTCAAGCATGATTGCCGTCGATTCTCCCATGACGCCAAGATCCAACAACCGCGTCGTTGAGCGTGGTAGTGGCTGCGACCTCCATGATGAATTGCTGATGATTGCTTTTGGCTTTACGAGAGACGTTATCAAGCGAATATCCGTGTTCTATCGGTTTCCTTTCGCGTCGTCCGAACATTGACCGTCCAGCGCCGTGAACGCTATAGTCAGCGTCCCGATTCCAGACCAACTTGGAGGACGCTATGGCAGAAGAGACTGTTACGGAAGAGGAATTCGAAAAGCTCGCCGCGCAGAAGCCAATTGAATATCTTGGGGTTGAACGAGCTTTGCCAATATACGCAGACGTAGCCGCTATTCGCCACACTGATCAGGCTTTTCAATTGATATTTTTCCAAATTGCGCCTCCAATTACTAATGAGAAAGACGCCTTAGAAAAACTCGAATCCATTCCGGCGTACTGCATTGGAAAGATTGTTGTTTCGCCACCTCAGATGTTCCAGCTCTATGCGGCAATTAAAACAAATATTGAACAATGGAATGAACTTATGCAGCGGCGGAAAGCTGAGCTTGAGGCGCACCTTGCAACAGCTACAGAGAAGGAAGGTAAATAGTAAATGGCGACTGCGGAACGCTTTATCAACAAAGAACGGCTTTGGGCTGCGTCTACAGAAGCGCGGTCTTCCACCGATCAGTTTGGGGAAGCTACAGAATCACTACCCCCGAATGTGATTGTGTTTCCGGGGGGTGTTAGCTTGACGCCTTCGCGGCCGAGTGTTGCTTCTGAAACTGAACGGCGATTTCGTCGGTTAGCGGATGGATGGCTGGCTGATACGGCACTCGATTCTGATCCTGTTGAAAAGTTTCTCCATCCGCTACATCTTAAAATAATTGGATTAGGTGAAAAAGCTTTGCCTTCCATTTTAAAAGAAGTCGAGAAGATGTCGGGCCACTGGTTTGTGGCTTTGGATGCAATTAGCTGGGAGAATCCGGTTCGTCCCGAAGACGAGATGAGTTTGGAGAGAACAGCTCAAGCATGGCTAGTCTGGGGCCGCGGCAAACGTTTACTTTGAAACGGCGAGATTGATTGGTTACAAGAAAAAATCGCCGCGGCTGCTAGCATACCTAACGAATTTCCCGGCTTGAAAGATGTAGGGTTTGCGGTGAGAGATGTCACGAGCCGCAAAACGCCCGTTTACAATTGCGTGGCCTATGCCGCCAGCGACGAAACAAAACCCTGGTGGCCTTCGCAGCGTCCACGCCCCGGCGCAAGATATTACCATTGGCCTGAACCAAATCAACCCGCGACGGTTCATAGTTTCATCAAAGCGTTTCATGACTTGGGATTCGAAAGCTGTAACTCTGGGGAGCATGAAGACGGCTATCACAAAGTCGCGTTATACGTTAACGACCACGACGAGCCAAAGCATATGGCCAAGGAAATAGACGGCGTTTGGTACAGCAAGCTGGGCGACGAACAAGACATCCGACAACACACGCTTGAAGCCCTTCACGGTCAAAGATACGGCAAAGCGAAGTACTTTTTTCGAATAGAGGCGGACGGATGAGTAAGGGGCCAGCCCGCCATCAATCTCCACAACTAAAAAGGGAAGTTTGTGACGTGGTTTGTGACGTAACCCGTCTATCACGGCACAGAAAAGCATAAGACAGCATAGGAAGGCGCGGCTTCGATGGTGACGTGGAAGTGGTTGGGCGAGTGGGAGTTAAGCGCCGCGCCGTGCCGTTTATTGCTCTTCCGGTTGAAGAATTGACACGGTA